AAGCATGGCTCCGGCGATAGGTATATGCTGTAACATCATAATTCTGCTCACCGTTACATATCTTCTGTATTGCCGGGTATTCAAATATGGCTATGTCTCTGACGATCTCTTGAGCGAAGGGAGAAGGACAGCGAAACCATCTAAGGTGGCGCTGGATGAGAGAGTGTGGAAGTCCTCAACAAGCGGGAAGCCGAAGCTTGATCACGCGATCAGCATGCTAGTACACGCTGGCGGCTCTATAATGATCTATATAGCTTTGGGGATGAACCAGATCTCTTTTGCTGCCGCGCTTCTTTTCTGCGCTAATCCAATAAACAATCAAGGAGCGGTCTGGATCTCAGGACGGCATTACGCTTGGTGTGCGCTCATGCTTATGGCCGCGAAAGCTCTTGGATGGTTTGGATTTCCGATGATGATCCTAGCTACGGTGCATCCTACTGCGCTATTCGCGCCTCTTGGATACATAGGCTCTGATCAATGGTATTTAATATGCTTCCTGCCTCTGATATGGTTATTTCATTACAAGAGCTTCAAGCGTGAGGTTAATACTAGACGCGGGAATGAGACAGTAGATTTTGATAAGAAATTCAGCTGGGCTAAGATCATCATAGCGATCAAGATATATGGCTGGTACTTCGCTATATGCTGCATCCCCTGGAGTTTGACCTGGTATCACAATTTCATGCAGTCAGGAGCCGGGGCAGGGAACGAGCTGATGGCAAAACGCTCAAGAAAGATGGATACTCCGTTTTGGATAGGGATAGTGCTTATTGCATTCCTGATCTATTCAGCGATCTGGAACTGGACTCCGGTGGCGTGGGGCTTGCTCTGGTATTCATGCGCGATAGCTCCCTATCTAAACTTGTTCAGGATGCAGCAGGAGATCGCGGAGCGATATGTCTACAACGCGAATATAGGTGTAATGTTTATGCTGGCGTGTTTATTCCCGCCTATACTTGTGGCTCTGTTACTAGGATTCTATATCGCGAGGTTATGGAGTTATCTCCCGGCCTACACAGATGACTACTGGCTGATCGAACGAGGGATCAACGAGGATACAGGAGCATGGTACTGCTGGTTTGTCCGAGGGCATAAGAGATGGCAACAGCAGGCGGTAAGGGAAGCATTAAACTGCTGGGTGATGGCAAGGATGCTTTCCCCCCATGAATTTAAGATCCTGTATAACATAGCGGTAGTCTTGAAGTATCTGAAACAAGATGCCGAGTCGCTGAAGATGATGAATGAGGCTAAGACCTATGTGATCAAAGGGCAGGAGAAAACAGCAGCGCATTTGTTTAAGGAGTATGCAGAGGGCAGATACCAGCTGCTCAGATAGGAGAGGTTATGGAGAAAATAAGGAAAGGGGCGAAGTGCATAGCTGAATTTTCCGGGGAAGAAGTAGTAATAGGAGTAACTACCTTTAGAAACCGCTTGATTATCGCTACCACAAAAGGAGTTTTCTCTTACCCAAAGCCGTTAAGGAAAAGGAAGGTAGACACCAGCTGTTGAGGTAGCCTAAAAATAAAACACAATATATAGAAATAAAGCTTGACATTAGCTTAAAAGGAATTTACCCTCATCACAAGGGTCGCTCCCTTGATGTGAGTCTCTTTGGTTTAGAGTTAGCCGGGTGTCTGACACCGCTCCCGGCTAGCTCTTTTTTTATGGGGTTTTATATGATTATAAAGCAAGTGGAATTGAAAGAAGCTAAAGTCAAAGCGCTTGCGTCAATGGACAAGAGCATGAGGCTGGTATTTGATGTCAATCTTGCGCCGGGGAATGAAGTGGATGTGAATGGCGTACATGATTTGCTGTATAAGCCGCTAACATTGGAGATCAAATCCGATGAGTGATGTAAGCGATGCAAAAAAAGCTCTTGGAGTAAGGGAAAGAGTCATTGAAAAGATATGGGCCTATCTTGATGACAATTTCCATAAGTTTACTGAAGTCAATAGGATGAAAGTTATTTTAGCGATAGCTCCTAAGAATATCCCTCAAACTGTAGATGGCAATATTACATACACTTCCATGCAGACTATCAAGATCCAAGAGCAACCTCTCAAGCTTGATATAGGGGAAGCGCCAATGGAATCGAGACTGAATTGATAGAGATGCCTAAGATCCTACAGATGCCGGACAAGCTTAGGCCGTTCATTCTGAAGATCAACGAGCATAGATATTTTCTTGGTGAAGGTGGCAGAGGCGGGGGGAAGTCCCAGGCACTAGCCAGGATATTCTTATATCTTGGTGAACAGCGCAAACTAAGGATGGTATGTGGCCGCGAGACACAAAACTCCATCTCCGAATCTGTTTACTCCCTACTCTGCGACATCATCAGGCAAGAGGGTTTGGCCTACGAGATCCAGCAATCAAAGCTCATCCACAAGGCAACAGAGACAGTCATTAACTTCCGAGGGTTTAGGCAACAGGGGGCATTCAACATTCAGGGTATGGAGGGTGTTGATGTGCTTTGGATAGATGAAGCTCAAGCCATCACTAAACAGACCCTTGATGTGCTGATCCCCACTATCCGCAAAGACAAAGCAAAGATCTATTTCACCATGAATCGGCACATGGAGCATGATCCGGTCTATGAGTTTCTGTATGGTCGCGAGGATACCTGCCATGTCAATATCAACTTTGATGAAAATCCCTTTTGCACTAAAGCTCTGAAGGACGAGGCAGCAGCTTGCAAGGCTAAGAGCGAGAAAGACTATTTACATATCTGGATGGGTGAGCCATTGCTCCAGCTTGAGGACTCAGTATTTACTTACCGGGAGCTTAAGGAGACTAGGCACAACCGGCATCCGATGAGAGAAGGCTATGGGTTCAGGGTTGGTGGCTTTGATGTGGCGCGCTATGGTGATGATAAGTGTGCTGCGGTCATTGTTCAGCAGATGGGATCGCTGCATTGGGAGATGGTATTCCAAGATCAATGGGATCATAAGGATCTGAATTACACAGCTGGTAGGATCTTGACTACAGCTAATGCTGAGAATGTGGATCGCTCAGTCATTGACGAGGATGGGCTTGGTGGTGGGCCGCTTGATAATCTCAGACATGGGCGCGGGCTAGAGCAATTCGTAGGGTTTAAGAACTTGCCGATGGGGATGGACAAGGACAAGCAGTATGGCAATGTCCGGACAGCAGCGGTGTACAAGCTCAAGAAGATGGTCGAGGACGGTCATATCTGCATTACGGATGAGGAAACTATCCGGGAGCTATGCACTCTCAAATACAAGTATGACAATTACCAGCGCAAGATCCTAGTGAGCAAGGATCAGATGCGTAAGCAGTTTGATGTCAAGAGTCCTAATCTAGCTGACAGTTTGATCATGGCAGTCTCTCAGATCGGGGAGATCAACTATCAACAGCAAGAGATGTATCAGACCAAGCAGCCACAGTACGCTAAGGAAGATAACATTTTACAATCTGCGGGGGTGAAGTGATGCCGGTATTCACATCAATAGGCGTAGCGCTTGGTGTATCAGCAACCTTGTGGGGAGGTGCTGCGGCGTTGGGTACTGGTCTTGCTGTAGCAGGTGCAGCAGCTTATGGAGTTACATCGCTTGCGACTAGCGGAGGAAGCAAACAGAAGCAACTGACTAATCAAATGCCTAATGCTCCACAAGCTCCCAAGCTAGAGGATGCATCCAAGCAAGCGCAGCTTAGAGCTGAGGACAGGAAGCGGAACATGGCTAGAAGCAAGAGCGTAATGACTAATCCATTAGGGCTTAAAGACGAAGCTAATGTAGCACGCAAGAAACTATTAGGGGGATAAGATGGGAGCGAAACCAGTAGCAGGTGGTGGACGGCCAGTACAGAGACAAACAGCTCCGGCAGCTCCGTCTGCTGAACGCAAGAAGAAGCCGGGAGCTAAGACAGCATCTAGATATGCTGGGGCGCTTAGTGATCAACGCCAGGAAGATATGGCGAATGTAGCAAGAAAGAAACTGCTTGGTCAATGATATCCATCTCTGAGTACAAGCCAGAGTACCGAGATCAGGTGCTTGAGCTTGTCAGGGAGTTTGAAGCAGAGTATTTCGGAGCATTTGGTTTAGAGGTAAACCCGGAAACATTTGATGATGCAGTCGAGAGTCAGAGGGATTCATCGTTTCTGCTGTTCATTGATGGCAAGCTTGAAGGATTGCTTAGTGGCACGCTTTCTTATGGGTTTGGTCTTAAAGGTTTGATGTGGCAAGAGGTTATCTGGTATGTGAGGAAGAAGCACAGACGGTATGGCATAAAGCTTTTTAAAGCGGCTTATGAAGCATTGAAGGAGCGAGGCGTGAAAGCGATCATAGCAGCGCACTTGGACAATGAGATGGGCGTTAAGATGAGCAAATTTTACAAGCGGTTAGGATTCAAACAGCTAGAGACACATTACATTCAGAGGTTTGAATGACTATAGAGCCGTACACAGACAAGTACCATGATGATATTCACAGGCTGATAAAAGACTTTCATAAGGAATCGCTTGATGAGTATGGGCTTGGCTTCAATGAGCAAGCGCTTGAGCGGACGATAGAGGCCCTGAAGTATGAGGCATATCTAGTGATAGTGGATGGGATACCACAGGGATTGCTTGCCGGTAAGGAAGTAGCCACGCCATCTAGTGATGAGAAGATCTGGCATGAGATGGTCTGGTATGTAACCAAGCCATTCAGGAAATACGGCATCAAGCTGCTCAAGACTGTAAGAGCGCATCTTAGGAACAGAGGATTTGCGGCTATGGTGATGGTTCACATGCACAATAGCAAGAGCGACAAACTGGCACGCCTGTATGAGAGGCTTGGATTCACGCCGATGGAAACGAACTACATAGGGAGATTATAATCATGGATGGATCGCCAAAAGCTAAGATCAAGCGCTTTAAAGAGTCGCTAGGCCAGCGCCAGAACTTTGAGAGCTACTGGCAGAACCTTCATGATTACTTCTATGTGGAGAGTCCGGACAGCAATAAAGCGTATGCTCCCGGTGCTGAGATGAATACCAATGTGCTGTATGACTCTACTACGCTTGAAGCTCCTGATGTGCTGGCTTCCGGGTTTATGAACTATCTGACTCCGCCTAACGCTAAGTGGTTCAGGCTGCGCTCTAAAGATCCTAGGCTCTTGGATAACAAAGAGGTATCAGACTTCTTGGATAGCGTATCTGATGAAGTCTATTTCATTCTTGGCAAGAGCAATTTCTACGAGGCGAGCTTTCCTAACTACAAATCATCTGGGGTGTATGGCACAAGCATTCTGATGGAAGAAGATGATCCGGAAGATATAGCACGCTTCTATTCTCTACCTCTTACGCAATGTGCGATCATTGAGGATGCCAGAGGTCGAGTGGCTGAGTATTTCATTGAGTTTGAGTATACGAGCTTCCAGGCTGCTACTAGGTGGGGTGTAGAGGCATTGACTGAGGTGCAGCGCCGGGAGATGGACAGCCATGACCAGAACAAGAAACACAAGTTTCTCTTGAACATCTACAACCGCGAGATCCGGGATGTAACGAAATCCGGCAAAGAGAACATGCCGATCGCCGCGACTTGGATAGATGTCGAGAACGAGAAAATCATGGAGGAAGGCGGGTACAATGAGTGGCCATGTTTCACTCATCGGTTTGACAAGCGACCCTTCATCCCTTGGGGTTTTAGTCCAGCGATGAAAGCGTTACCATTCGCGAGATTGCTTAACGCCATCGCTAAAACGAACCTCAGGGCCATGATGAAGATGACTGATCCTCCGGTGGCTTTGCCGCATAACGCATTCATCATGCCTTTTAACAGCAATCCAAGAGCGCTCAATTATTACAAAAAGACCGCTATGGACGGTGCTAAGGACATCTTCAGCTTCGCTAACTTCGGAGATCCCAAGACCGGGATGGGCGCTGTTGAGTATTACACGAAGCAGGTCA